GGGCGGACGTTTCCTCACAAATTCCGACCTATTTAACTAAAACAAAATCACTAGGAGGTGAACAATATGTCAGAAACAACAAACACAGAGCTCCAAAAGTCTTTTAATCATCCCACAGGTGATGGCGTTGCCGTATCAGGTGGAATTGGTGGTGCAGTAGCACGAGGACCTCTTGGAAATCTAACTCCAGCAGAGTCACTTGGTAACATTGCCACAGCAAACTTTGGAGTAACAACAGGCGCAAACGCAGTAAACCCATCAGGTACACCAGGTGGTATCCTTGCACCAGAACAGGCTCGTCGCTTCATTGATTATGTATGGGATGCAACTGTACTAGCCAAGGATGGTCGTAGAGTTACAATGCGTGCTAACACAATGGAACTTGAGAAGGTCAACGTTGGAGAGCGTGTCATCCGTGCAGCAGCACAGGCACAACCTACATTTACAAATGCAGGTGCAACATTCTCTAAGGTAGAACTTACAACCAAGAAGATTCGTCTTGACTGGGAAGTTTCAACAGAAGCACTTGAAGATAATATTGAAGGCGCAGCACTTGAAGATCATCTAGTTCGCTTGATGACAAATGCATTCGCAAACGATATTGAAGACCTTGCTATTAATGGCGATGGTTCAACAGGCGACTTCCTTTCAATCATGGAAGGTTTCGTAAATCGTGTTAAGACTGATGGAGATGCACACGAGTCAATCGTTACTGTATCAAACAATGCATGGACACCAGAAGTTATGCAGGACATCATTCTAGCAATGCCACGTAAGTACCGTGCAATCAAGAACAACCTAAAGTTCTACGCAGGTACAGATGCATTCCAGGGAATCGTTAAGAATAACGGTACACTGGCTGATGCAGTTGCTGAAGCATTTGCAGGACAGATCGCAGGATCAACACAGGCTAATCGTCAGGCTTACCTAGATGGTGGAGCTCAGACATTTGGTGGAGCACGTACAACACGTGTTCTTGGTGTTGACGTACAGGAAGTTCCATACTACCCAGCAGGTTATGTAGATCTTACATTCCCTTCAAACCGTGTATGGGGATTCCAGCGTGATATCACTGTAAACCGTACTTACCAGCCAAAGAAAGATACAATTGAATACACAGTATTCGTTCGTTTCGGTCTTCAATGGGAAGAGCTTGATGCAGTTGCTTACGCAGATGCAGCATCAGAATCATAATATTTGATTCCAAGACAAGGAGGGTAGAGAGATCTGCCCTCCTTTGTCATATTCTGATATAATAGCAGTGGAGGATACAATGTCATTAATTGAAGATTTAAAAAGTAAAACCGTGTTTGAGTTAAAGTCATATGCGAAGAAAAATAACATTGACCTATTTGGGGTAAGTACAAAAAATGATATTTTAGAAGTAATATTTAGCTTTGTTCCTAAAGAGTCATCAAAGATAGTAGTTAGCAAGCCAGAGCCAACAGAAAAGGTAGCAATCTATTCGGTTCGTAACCTTAGCTGGAATGGTGTTGGTGAACTAACCAGGGGGTATAACATAGTCACTAAGGAGGATGCTGATAAATGGATAACAAACAAGTCTGTACGCACAGCTTCTCCAGAAGAAGTGAAGAGAGCATACGGTAAGTAAACCATGGAAGCCTTAAGAGTCCCACCATATCCTATTCTTGTTACCTATACCGTTGCAGAGCCAAACACGGATCATATAGTAGAAATCAAAGACAAAGATAGAAACGACATACTTGCAGAGTACGAAGTAGAGTCATCTGCAGACTCAAAAATTTCTATAGAGATTGCTGGAGATTTAACTAAGTATGATGACAGCTATTATTTAGTTGTTTATCAGGAAACAGTAGACCAAGACTCAATAGTTGTTGAAGATAATTTAGAAATAAGAAGACCTTATGTGGACCCTAACAAACTAGGAACAACAGCCTCTGAGGTTGCAGAATATGCTAAATATGAAAGAATTGCAAGAGCAATAATTGATTCAGTAACGGGTGGACTTTATTATACTGTTGAGTGGATTGATCAAGTTGGGCAAGGAACAGATTATCTTCCTATCTGGCAAAGAGCTTATAAAATTTTACAGGCATATGAAAATTCAGAACTGGTTTATGATTCAAGCTTAGAGAGTCCCGTTCTTGGTGAATGGTCATACGTATTCACAAAAGATAAGACTGCTATTATTAAAAATGCAGCAACACCAGGATTAATTGGAAACAGATCTGAGCAAAAGGGTTTAAACCTTCACGTTGCCCCATCAGATTCATTTAATGTTTATGATACAGACTATAGCGAAAATGCATATACATTCTCAACTGGAGCAGCTTTCCCAGAAGGATGGGACTACCTGTTACTACTTGAAACGGGATACAAGGTTATTCCTCATGATATATATGAAGCAGCACTAATGCTTATTGACGATATCAAGTGTGGCAAAATAGATTATTACAAGAGATACGTAACATCATATAATACTGAACAGTTTAGAATTCAGTTTGATAAGACAGTTTTAGACGGTACTGGAAATATGCTTGTTGACAAGATTCTTGATAAATATAAGAAGAGTATAACAAGAATCGGTATTCTTTAATGCAATGCGAGCCAACAGACTTTGTGTACCCAATGCTTGCAGATGTCTACTATCCAATAGTGGATCAGGGAGCCTACGGTAATGTAAAAAAGCAGTGGATTCTTGATAGATCTATTGCTTGTAACTTTGCTCCAACTGGACAGTCTACAACTGAAGAAGTAAAGCCAAATGTAAATATTACAAAAGAAAATATATTATTAGGAAGAACTAAGACAGACCTTAGAGTATCTTTATCAAACAACAGAAATTCAGTAACTAACGTAGTTGTAACAAATATAAGAACACCACAACAAGAAGACGTATACCTAGAGACATCTGGCCCAAGAAATGGAAGATCAACTATATATGAAATAGCATCAACTGAAGCTATAGTTGGACCATTTGGTAGTGTTGAGTATTACAAGGTAGTCTTGAGACGTTCAGAGAATCAGGCAAGTGACCTATAATGAAAGTTATAATGAATAATACTGCCTTTAAAAAAGATATGAAAAATATAATGAACTATTCAATTGGGTTTTTAGATGGTGTACAACTAGGAAAAACAAAATTTTTAAATAATGTTGGATCAATGACAAAAGAAATATTAGAGCAATATATTGACTCAAATGCCAGGGTAAATCCAAAAGCACTACACCATATGTACGAATGGTATAAAGTGGGAAGTCCTGATGCACGTCTATATAATATAAACTATACTATAAGCAACCTTGGCCTTTCGTTTGTGTCAACAATGAAGCAATCAACATCAATTAAGGATGGCTCATCAGTACCTTTTTATAATAAGGCTAAAATAATGGAAGAAGGCACTCCAGTAACCATAAGACCAACAAAGGCAAACGCATTGGTTTTTGAAGATGGTGGAGAAACAGTCTTTACTAAAGGCGAGGTTGTAGTACAGTCACCTGGTGGAACAGCAACAAAGGGTTCTTTTGAAAGCATAATGGATACATTTTTTAATAGATATTTTACTCAAGCATTTTTAAAATCAAGCGGAATGTATCAACACCTAAGCAACGCTGATGTATATAAAAAGAATATGTTGGCAGGAAAATCTTCTGGAAAGATTAAAGGGCAGCAAGTTGGATATAAATGGATAGTGAATGTGTGGATTAGATAATGGCTAATAACTCAACCTTAAATACTCCAGTTCTTTGGATTAACAAGTATTTAGAAGAAAAAATATTGGGCATGACTGGTATTGACAAGATTCCTTTTTTCCCATCAACACCATCTACTGTAGATAACCTTACAGAAATGTTTCCTACAGGTGGAGTTATGGCAACTTGGGACCGACTAATAAAAATGAATCGCAAAGGATTTCCACACATTAAGTGTGAGCAGTTATTATATTATTTTTATGCAACAGCAGAAAATACAATAGAAAATATGGTACAGGTTCAAGAGTCTGTTTTAAGACTAATGGATCGCTTTGATGAAACAGCAGAAGAAATAAACAACTGGTGCTCTAATAGACAGATAAATCTAGGAACAGACCAGAGCCCAAACTTAATAGATAACATGTTCTACTTCCACAATTTTAGGGTATACCAACTTGAGGAGACAAGAGACATAATTGATTTTGGCACAGCCAGGACCTACGGAGGTAACAAGATAATCATTGACTTTGACTATCACCCTATGAAAGAGTTAACATCTAGAGACTGGCAGCCTGAGAAGCTAGCCACAAAAATTATCCTATAAAACAGTGTTATAATTGTTTTGAGGAAACACAACGCCGTACAACTAAATATCTACTTAACAGAAAGAGGTACAGAAATGCCGTATACACGCGGAACGTCCAACAACATCATCGTTGGAGCAGCAGCACTTTTTATTGCAGATGAAACTTTAACTCCAAACACACTGGAGACAGCAAATGCAAATAAGTCATTCAGAGAGACATTAGCTGATGACGCAGGCTACACAAACGTAGGTTACACAATGAACGGTCTTGAATTGCAGTTCCAGCCTGACTTCGGTGAAGTACAGGTTGACCAAATTCTTGACGTTGCTAAGCTATACAAGCAAGGAATGCAAGTTAACCTTGCAACAGCATTTGCAGAAGCAACACTAGAAAATCTTCTATTAGCTTTAGCATATGGCGATTCAAAGCTATCAGGCAGTGCAACTACAAGTACAGGAAAGACTCTTAACCTTTCAGCTGGAGACATTGGAGAATGCCCAGTAGAACGTGGTATCGTTGCAGTAGGCCCAGGCACAGGTGACTGTGTTGACTCTGCATACGTAGAGCGTATTTACACAGCATACCGTGCACTCTCAATTGAGAATGTAACAGTATCTGCAAAGCGTGAAGAAGCTTCAATGTTTGAAGTTTCATTCCGTCTACTTCCAGAAGATGGTTCAGGATCATACGGTAAGATTGTTGACCGTACATGGGCTCCAGCTTCATAATATAACTTAACAATACAGCTTAGCCCATCTCATAACGAGGTGGGCTTCGTTGTTTTTATGGTAAACTTAGTAGACTATGGCAACATCAATATATAAAACAAAAAACATCTATTTATTTGACGGTACAGAGATACAGATAATGCCTCTTAAAATTAAATATCTTAGAGAGTTTATGGATGTATTTAACAACATAAAGCAAACATCAAATGATGATGAATCAATGATGGTTTTATTAGAGTGTGCAAGAATTGCAATGAAACAATATTATCCTCAAATATCTAAAAACCTAGAAGATCTTGAAGATAACATAGATTTGCCAACAGTTCATGAAATTTTAGAGATTGCTGCAAATATAAAAATAGGTGAAGATTCAGAAGAAAGCATAAAAACTCAAGCACAAAGCAGCGAGGCTGGTCCAACATGGGAAGACTTTGATTTAGCAAAACTTGAATCAGAAGTGTTTTTGCTGGGCATATGGAAAGATTATAGTGAACTAGAAATCTCTATATCCTTACCTGAGTTATTTGCAATAATAGCAAGTAAAAGAGAGTTAGACTTCCAAGAAAAGAAATTTTTTGCAGCAATTCAAGGTGTTGATTTAGAAGGCGGATCAGAACCTGAAAGAGGACAAAAGGAATGGGAAAACTTAAAGGCTAGAGTATTTAGTGGTGGTGCAACATCTGACAGCAATGACATTCTAGCATTACAAGGACAAAATGCAAAAAAGGCAGGATTTGGAATTGGCATGGGTCTTGATTATGAAGACGCAAGAGACCCTTCTGTCATGGTATAATTGATATGAACCTAGGGAGGGATCAAAATGGCAACAACTGTGCATGAAGCGCATAAAGTCAAACTAATTGATGGTACAGAAATAACCTTAAGACCGCTTAAGATTTCACTTTTACGAAAGTTTATGAAAAAGTTTGAGGGTATTGCAGCAGTAGTAGATGATAACGACAAGTCAATCAATCTACTAATGGAGTGTGTACTAATCGCAATGGAACAATATAAACCAGATTTAGCAGCAGATATTTCTGCGCTTGAGGAAAATATTGATCTACCAACTGTGTATGAAATTGTTGAAACTGCATCAGGAATTAAGCTTTCTGAAGCATCATCAATTTTTGGCGCTGACGAATAATATAACTAAATAAAGAGGTGTTATGAATGGCTGATGTTCAGTCTAATATTAAGGTAAGTATTGATACTACTGAAGCACTTGCTAGTATCAAAAATTTACAAAGACAGATATCAGCCTTTCATACCTCCATGGCTAAGGGCGGTGCTGCAGCAAATGCAGTCACTTCCCAGATGCAACAAAACTTAATTAATTCAGTTAATGCTACAGGCAAGTTCTCTGCCCAAATGAGAACCATTAAAACAACCACAGAATCTTTTACAAGTTCTTTAGAAAAAAACAAATTCTCCATGGGAGAATACTTCAGGTATGCTGGAGGTGCATCAAAAACTTTTGGCAGGCTTTTTAAAAGTGAGTTTGAAACAATAAATAAAGTAGCAAGAGAAAATGTAAAAGACCTTCAAACACAATATATTAAGATGGGCCGTGATGCTAACGGTGCAATGAGGGCAATTGCTGTAAGACCTCTTTCTCTTGATATGAATGATCTTGCAACAAAAACAATGATTGCTTCCCAGAAACAAGCAATTCTTAATCAATTATTAAAACAAGGCTCTACAAATCTTTTAAACTTTGGTAAAAATACACAGTGGGCTGGTCGTCAGCTTATGGTTGGTTTTACAATACCACTTATGGCACTTGGAGCTGCTGCATCAAAAACCTTTATGGATATGGAAACACAGGCTATACGCTTTAAAAAGGTTTATGGAGATTTATTTACGTCAACAAAAGAAAGTACTGCAGCACTAGAAGAAATAAAACTTCTTGGTAAAGAGTTTACAAAGTATGGCATTGCAGTAAAAGATACAGTAGGTTTAGCAGCAGAAGCTGCAGCAGCAGGCTTTAAAGGAGTTGACCTTCAAAGACAAACAGCAGCAGCAACAAGGCTTTCTGTTTTGGGTCAAGTTGAAAGCCAAAAAGCACTTGAAACTACAATCGCATTGCAAAATGCATTCTCAATGTCATCTCAAGATTTAGCAACAAATATTGACTTTCTTAACGCAGTAGAAAACCAGACAGTATTATCACTTGATGACATGGCAACTGCAATTCCAAAGGCAGCACCAGTTATTCAACAGCTTGGTGGAGATGTTAAAGATCTAGCATTCTTTATGACTGCAATGAAGGAAGGTGGAATTAACGCATCAGAAGGTGCTAATGCACTTAAGTCTGGTCTTGCTTCTATGATTAACCCAACTGGAAAAGCAGCAGCAATGCTTAACAGTCTTGGTATTAATATAAAAAAGATTGTTGTAGATAATAAGGGTGACTTAAAGAAAACAGTTATTGATTTTGCAACAGCTTTAAATGAACTTGACCCTCTTAATAGAGCACAAGCAATTGAGCAAATGTTTGGTAAGTTTCAGTTTGCTCGTTTATCTACTTTATTTGCAAACGTAACAAAAGAAGGAACTCAAGCATCACGTGTACTTGACCTAGCTGGATCATCAATTCAAGAACTTGCAGCGTTGTCAGAAAAAGAATTAGGCATGACTTCACAGTCTGCAATGAACAAGTTTAAAGCATCTGTTGAAAATCTTAAGCTATCACTAGTTCCAGTAGGAGAAGAATTTTTAAAGGCAGTAACTCCAATTGCTGAGTTTGTCACAAAAATTTTAGATAAGTTTAATAATCTTGGAGATGGAACAAAAAAGGTTATTGTTACATTAACAGCAATAGTCGCAGGTCTTGGTCCAGTATTGCTTATGACGTTTGGTTTGCTTATGAATGGGCTTGCAAATATAATTAAGGGCTTTACATTTATGAAGTCTTTATTTAATAAGACTGGTCAAGCATCTACAACTCTAGGAACTGAAGTTAAGTATCTGAATACAGAGCAAAGGAATGCTGCTGCAGTTGCAGCTTCTCTTGATCAAGTTCATAAAAAGTTAGCACAAACATTTACTGCTGAAGCAGCATCAGTTGATGCACTAACAAGAGCCTATCAAAGATCTGTGGCTGCTCAATCTATGTTCATGCCAACTAGAGTTCCACTTACCATGAATCTACCTACTAAGAGAGCAAAGGGAAAGCCTGCAGTTGTTGGCGGTACAGGCAATAAGGATTCAGAACTAGCATTACTAATGCCTGGAGAAACAGTAATTCCAAAAAAGATGAGCAAGAAGTATGGATCTCTTATTAATGGAATGATTGCTGGAAGCATTCCTGGGTATGAATTTGGAAAGACATCAATATTTCCTTTTGGAGGAAAAGATTTTAATATTTCAGAGAGATCATTACCAGGTGTACAGAGAATTATTACAGAAGCACAATCATTAAGTGGAGTAATAGGAAACATTGATGATGTAATTTTTACATCCTTAGATAGACTTTCTACTGAGGTTGGAGGATCTGCAAAAATAACAGCTGGAAAACTTCAAGCAGCACTTTCTCCAATTACAGATTTAGCAAGAAGCACTTATGCAAAACAACAATCTTATAGTGGAAATGCAGGAGTCGTTATGGCTCATGGACTTCCAAAAACTACGCTAACACCAGAACAAATTACAGGTCTTGAAGGGCTAAGCACAGGAACTAATTTTGGACCAAGACTAGCAAATAGATCTGGTGGTCCAGTAACTGGATTAAGCAATATGGTATTTCCAATGCCAGCTGGATTTAATCAAGACAGAATGACTGGAGCAGAGGGTGCACAGTGGATAGGACAAAATAGATCAAGGTTTACTTCAGATATAGCTGCTCAAGCAGGACTTGATCCTAATGATCCAGATTTGCTTAGGTTTGGAACTGCAGTTGGAAAATCATTAAAATCTGCAGCACATAGAGGTGTAATTGTAACTCAAGATGATTTTGAAAAAATTATTAGTGACGCATTAGAAAAAGAAATATTTGATGTTGGAAAAAATACTTCTACTGCAGTTAAAACAGCATTTGCAGATGCTAAAAAAGTTTCTACAATAATGTATCCAGAAGTATCTAAAGCAAGTGGAAGAGAATCTTACCCTAGAGTTGCAGTTCCAACAGCAGCAAGAGGCACCACAGTAGCTGGAGTAGACTTGGCAAAGGGTTCATCTTATAAAAATAGAGCTGTTGATCCAGCAATGAATGCTCAAGCAGATAAATTTACAGTAGAAGCTGTTAGAGCAAGAGTGCGACAGTTTTTTACCAAAATGCACAAGGGCGTAGAAGAAGAAGTTAAAAAAGTATTAGATATTAATTCGCCTTCTAAAGTAACAAAAAAACTTGGAAACGAAACAGCAACTGGATTTGTACATGGTATTAAAGAGTTAAATGATGATGCAAAAAATGCTGGTAGACGAATAGGATCAGAAATTGTTGGTGGAGCATCTCAATCAGGAAGAACATATAGAAAAGTAACAAGACCACAAGGGGCTGCTCCAATAGGACCAGATATGCCACCAGGAACAATACCGCTTACCATAGTTGGTATGTCTGAGAAAGAAAAACAGAAAAAAAGAAAACAGCGTGGAAGACAAGCAAGATACGCAAACATTAAAAAAGTTGGAGCTAAGTTCGGTGGTGTTCAAGGCAGCGTAGGCCTAATGGGTGCTAACATGGCTCTAAGCGCAGCACCAGATTTTGCTGGTAAAAATATAATACAGTCAACAATGACTGGTGCAAGCATGGGTATGCTATTTGGTCCTTGGGGCGCAGCAGCTGGAGCAGCTATAGGTCTTGTATCATCTGCCATAGGTGAATTAATTGAAAAACAAAAAATTCAAAAAGCAATGACAGAGGCAGCATTTAAATCTAGTGCTGATATAGCTGCATATTTTGGTAATGAAATAGTTAATGTAGATACTTCTATAAGTAACTTTGGCGTATCTCTTGGAATTGTAGGCGGTAGCTTAGAAAATATTGGCAAAGCATTTGGATATACAACAGATGAGCTTGCTAGATTTAATGAAATGGTTAGCCAGCTGCCAGAAGGAAATCCTTTAAGAGATCTTATAACTGGTTTAACAGAAGAATCATCTCCAGAAAAAATTAATAAAATTGCTCAAGCTTTTGTTACAACACAAGTTGCCCTGGGCCAAATTAAACCAGATCAAGCACAAAAAACTTTTGATTTAATCTTAGCATCTAGTGGTAAGGTTGCTATGGTTGGATCTAATTTTATAGACTTAAAAAGTCAAACTGAAGCAGTTACAAAAACACTAAAAGATGCATCAGGAAGCTCTGTAACATTAGGAACAGCATTAACGCAAGTAATGGCTGCAGCAGCAAATGCATCATCTTTACAGCAACTAGATGTTATTTTAGATGGTGTTGCACAATCTGGTCTTTCTGCAGCAGAAGGTTTGGGTGCATTGTATTATGCATACATTCAAGTAGGAAACTTACAGGCAGCTCAAGCAATTCAAGCACTAAAGAGAGTAAACGGAATAACGTTAGAGCAAACAGGATTAATTATGGCTGCAGTAGGAAAAGGGTTTGAAGCAAAAATTAATCCAGCAACACAAGGAAAAGATTTAGCTAAGGCAGCCCTTGATTTTTTAAATGATCCAAAAATATGGGAAAAAACAGATTCAGGAAGCGTAACAAAAAAATACAAAGAGTTAGCTGATGCTCAAGTAAAATCTACAAAAGAACAAATTAAACTTCTTAAAGCAAAAAAGAAGATTATTGATGATGAAATAAAAAAAGAACAAAAAATAACAGATGAGTTAAAAAAACAATCTGAGTATACAAAAACACAACAAGACCTTGATCAGCAAATTGTTGAAGCTAAAATTAGAGGAAAGTATATTGAAGCTGCAAGCCTTCTACAAGAAAAACAAAACAATACAATCCAATTTAATAAAGAACAAACAATATCAGATTTACAAGAAAAATCTGATGCAATTCAAGCTCAAATAGATGCAATTCAAGCAATGTCTGACGATGTTGTATCTGCTATTAATGATGCATCTGCAGATGCAGCTGCTCACGCAGCAAGCATTGTTGCAGCTATTGGTTCTATAACATTTGATACAACACAATCAGGCAAAAACTCTTCTACTGCAGTTCCAGTAGATGTAAGTGCAGCAAGCAGAAAAGCTTGGGTTGAACAAAATAAACCAAAGATATGGCCTGCGGGTGCAACAACTGAAGCAGAAGGTATTCCTGTCACAGCTGCAGACCTTGATCCAAAAGTAGCATGGAATGATAGCAAACAGTGGTGGGATACATCACAAGTAACAGGAAAAACTAAAGATGAATTTGAAAAATACGTTAGATTCCAAATCCAAACAGATCTTAATCGTTTAAAGAAAGATACAGACTTTATTGTTGTTAGTACAGTTGGTGCAGATGGATTTACATATAAGTGGAAAGTTGTAAAAAATGGTGACTTTATTAGAATGGGTGATCCAATTCCACCAGAGGTTAAAAAAGCAGAGGGTGGATACATAAAAAACTTTAAGCCTGGTGGAAAAGTAAAGGGTCCAGGAACTTCAAAATCTGATTCAATTCCAGCAATGCTTTCAAATGGAGAGTATGTAATTAAGGCAGATTCTGTAAAGAAATATGGAGTAGGTTATTTTGATAAACTAAATGCTCAGAAATTTGGGGAAGGAAGTATTGGCGGAGTTCGCCCAACACCTTCTGCAACATCTTCACCAAAAACAGGAATGACAAGTTCTTTTGGATCAGTTAATCCTAGTTCTAAACCTACACCAACTAAAACAAATCCGCCAAAAATGGAATTGTGGGATTGGAAAAGACAATGGGAAGAAGCTAATAAGCAAGTTATTAATATTCCAGTATCGCCAATAACATCTAATTTTGCTACAAACTCTTTTAGTTTAAACAAACAACAAAGAGTGGAGCTACAATCAATATCTAAAGAACTTATTTCTGCACAAGTAAAAGCTATAATTGTTCAAGGACACACAGACTCAGTAGGAAGTGGGAAAGATAACAAAATTCTTTCACAAAACAGAGCAAATGCTATTGCGGAATATATGTCAAAATTTGTTCCTGGAACAATGTTTGTTCCAATAGGATATGGTGAATACAGACCACTTGCTCCAAATACAACTGCTGAAAATAGATCTAAAAATAGAAGAGCAGATCTTATTCTGCCAAACAAATATAAAACAATATATCCAGATTTTGAGCCTGAAAAGCATAAGTTTATAATTAATCTAGGAAAACTTGAAGGTCCTAATGGGATTATTGTAGGCGGAGGAATGCTTATTGATTCATTCAATCCTCCTAAAGAAGCATTGAAAACTTTTGGACGTGCAAATGGTGGAGCAGTAAAAGGATTTAATACAGGCGGTAAAATACTTGGTGCAGGAACAGCAACATCTGACTCTATTCCAGCATACCTTTCAAATGGTGAGTATGTAATTAAAGCAGCATCTGTAAATAAATATGGCACTGAAACTTTTGATGCATTGAATGCTGGAAGATTTCATAAAGGCGGAGCAGTAGGACATCAGCATTTATCTCCAGGCCACATGGCAAGCAATTACAAGGCTCCTTACTCAGGACCAGTTTTCAAAAATGCAGACAATATAACTCCAGCACAACGATTGGCAAATGCTAATGCTACTGATGCTTGGTATAAAAAAGATGGTGGTTATTATAAGAACTCTGAAGGAAAATGGGTAGAGAAAGATCCATCTCTATGGGAAACATTTACAACAGGTGAAAACTGGAACTCATTTTTTGGACAAGGATATAATCCTCATGGTCCAATTTATGAAAAAACTCAAAAGGGTCTTTTTAATTTACTAATGGGCTCAGGTGCCTATGATCGCATGAATTCTGGAAAACCTCTTGCTGGAGGAGAATATGCTACTATGGCAGCAAATATACTTCTTGCTCGTATTGCTGGACCTCAAGCTTCTGCACTAATGAGATCTATGATAGAGCAGGTTGGTATTTCAAAAGGAATTCCAGGATTAGGATCACTTCTACCAACTGGCTCATTATCATTTCTTGGAAAGACTGGATCACAAATTGGTGCTAAGTTAGGACTTGCTGGAGCTGCTTATGCAATTCCAAATAAGATAAATCAGATTAATAACTACATGAAGGTTAAATCTCTTATAAAGGATGATATGTGGCATGGCTCACAGCCAACTGGTTTACGTGGAGAAGAGTACCTACAAGGTAAAAATGTTTTAGATGGTTCAGAAACCTATGATCCACATTATGGAATGGGATTCTTTGGAACAAGTTCAAAATCAGAAGCTGAAATGTATGCATCTGGTTACAACTCATCAACCAACTGGGGAGAATCTTTTGGATCATTAAATAAGATTACAAAGGCTCCTTTTGGAAAGTATGTAGATTTTACTAAGGGAACTAATTCAATTAAATGGCAAGATTACGGATTATATAAAGCATTAGGTATGGAAAAAGATGGGTATCTAGGAAACTATCTTACTGAAAACCTTGGCGATATTATGGCTAGCCAAAATGTAACTGGAAGCATCATGAAGAGAATTAGTGATGGCCAAGTTCCAGGGGATATGGCATTAGCTAAATGGTTAGCTTGGTCAAAACCTGCAGGAGTAGAAACAGAAGAATATCTTGGAAGGCGTTTTGCATCAGATAAAGCACCCACTGTGCTAAATACATTAAGGTCTAAACTTTCTTCCTTTAATGCTCTTGACACAACTTCTGGAGTAAATTCAGTATTTGAAGAATGGGCACAAGTAACAATTAATAAATCTTTACGCCCTGACCCAATTCAATTTGCAAATATCCTAAAAAAATCAGATTTAAGAAAGATTTTTCCAACACTCATTGGTTCATTAAATACTGTAAACAAAGCAGAAGTTTTAAAAACTGGAGAAATGGGTTATTTAAAATCTGGTTTGCAACTGAATCCATTAGAGGTAAGAAGAGAAATTTTTGGCTCACTTTTTGCACGACGAGCTGATTTACTTGCTCCAACTAATACTGCTGTTGAACTAAGTAATTCCTGGATTAATCCTTTTGGAGTTTTTAGCAGATCTTTAGAAGAAATGTCTCCAGGCTCACTTAGTGAAAAATTCTTATTTGAAAAATTAAAAGTATCTCAGCGAGATACTGGTATCTATGATAAAACATTTGCATTAACTTCAAAAAACTATGCTTCTTTAGGAATGACTTCTGAAAAATCTTATAGAGATGCAATATTAGACTCTATGGGATTTACAGATAGTCATGGAGGAAACCTATTTGTAAATCCAATGGAAAAAAAGGCTGGAGCAATTGATTTTGGAAGAATCGGAGAATCTATACATTCTCTAGATATTTTTGGAGGAAAAAAAGCTCTAAATGAACTAAACAACAAATATTTTAACAGATACATTAATCTACCAGAATCTGAAAGAGCTGCATATCTAGAAGGATTAACAAAAGCATCAGAAACTCTGTCTGGTATAAAAGATACTGAACTCACAGATATGCTACGTATGTCTGGATATAAGAATGATGAAATAACATCAACTTCAGATATTTATAAGTCATACATTAGTAATGTTATGCAAGCAATTAAGATGAGATTATCTTCTAAAAAACAGGGCTGGGATGAAGATATACCAAAAATAAATGTTAATGAAGATTGGTATAAAACAATTGGAGCTAGTTTTAATGCTGTTTCAAAAAAGGGTAAACTAATAAAACCTAAAAATATGCAAAAATATTTATCTAAGGTATTAGGAGATGTCAGTTTACCACAAATAGTAAAACAAGATTTACCTCCTGGTGTTAGTGGAGTATATATTCCAAGATTTTTTGATGAAGCGTCTAATTATGAAAATCTTCTTCCACATATTTTGATTAATTCAAAGGGTAAAACACCTTTAGGAACTGCAGTACATGAAAATATGCATCATTTTGATCTAGATGTTTTACACGACTCTTTTAAGAAAACACTTACCCATCTAAGAAAATCTGGTAAGAGCAATCTAGCAGATGAATATGAGTCAGTTTTTGTAACCGCAGAAAATATACAAAAAGGTAAAGGCAAAGAAGTTTTTGAATACTATGCAGAAAGTTTAAATGACCTTGATAGCATTGCGTACTCTAATGGTACAGCAGAAGCTTTTGCTGATGAACAAACTTTTAAAGCTTATAACTATTTTAAAAATAGTAAAAACTTTAAAGACAAGATGTTAGCATCACAAATTGGAAATCCGTATTCTTCAAGTAAAATAGGACAAGGTTTAACAGGATATTTTAATACTTATTCACAGTTTGAACAGAATGCCTTACAGAACCCTATTAGATTTAATCCATCATTTTTAAAGGGTTTTCTAGAGAACTCTCCAAACATGCCTGCAAAAACAAAAGCTATATATGCTATGTGGCAAAAAGGTCTTGAAAAATTTAATATAGAATATGATGCTGATCCAAGTGTAATACTTAACTCACCAGAGTTTAAAAGCTTTAGAGAATATATAAACAGTTCTAAGTTAAATAAAGTAAAAGGTTATAAAATAGGAGGACGTGTTAAGGGTAAAGGTACTGCAACCTCTGATTCAATCCCTGCTTATCTTTCAGATGGGGAATATGTCATTAAAGCATCTTCTGTAAAGAAATATGGAACAGATACATTTGATGCATTGAATGCTCAGAGATTTAGCGAAGGAAGTCCTGGTGGTGTTAAACCAATGACAGGACGTCGCTCATTTAAGCTTGGTGCGGTAAGTGGAGGAACATACCAAGCCATGGAAGAAATTGAAAAACTCTTTTTATTACACCATGGTTCAAACCCAAATTCATCTGGTTTTGCTAAATGGAGTAGAGCTTTTGGTAGAGTTGGATTTAATGCATTACAGGGTCTAGTTTCAGGTGCTGTCACAGGAAAAAATCCTGTTTCTCTTCTTGCTGGTACAGCTTTTGGTTTGGGAGAAGGATTAGTTGGCCTTGCAAAAGATGGATCTCAGTACGGAGTAAAGGGAGGATCATATGCAACTCCAGAGGGAGCAAAAACAAGAAGGTTTAGTCCTGAAGAAGAATTAAAGAGAATAAACCCTAAAGATTCAGGACTTAGAATTCTAGAAACTGCTGGTTTTGGAGGTGCATTTGGTCTTGGTCTTAATAAACTTGGTCAATTTGCAAAATGGGTAGCTCCTAAACTAGGAATTAAAGTTCCAGAATCTATGTCAAATGCTTTTGGACCAATGATTAATTCTTTAAGACCAAAACTTGAAGAGCTATCTCAACCATTTTCTAATCCATTTAAACCTAGAAAACCAAAGCCTGTTATACCAGAGGCTCCAAGTAGTTTAAGCCCTGTTGAACGTAGTTTAAAAGACAAGATAGCCTATGCTGCAACATTATCAATGGCTAAGATAAACCCTGAAGTTACTGCATCAAGGTTGGCTCAGATGTATCCTGAAAGAGCAGCACAAATTAGAGCTAAGCTTATTCCAAACTCTGTACTTAGAAAGAACTTTGAAGAAGTTAAAAAGATAAGTCAACCAGGATCTCCAGAATGGGAACAAGCAAGATTTGAACTTGCTATATCTGATGCACTAATGGCACAACAAAAAAATAATGTTACTCCAATAATGGATTTAAGAACAACTCCCGCTCAAAAACTTATTGACGAAAATAGAGCTCTTCCATCAGAAATAAAAGAGACTGTTACAATAGGGGGTAAAGAATTTATTTTTAAATTTACAAGAGGAAGAGAATTAACTAGTGGTGATCTTTCTACTGTAGAAAACTACCTCAGCGATCTCAAAAATGCACCTGGGAGAGAGAAAGTTATAGACACAGGCCAATTACGTGTAGAACTTTTAGATCCTATGGAATCAGATAGAGTACCAGCTCACATTACTTATGATCCAATTTCTGGAGCTGTTGCTGGTCGTTATACAGATTACCGTTATCAAATGATGGGTCTTTCTAATTTCTTATATAATAAAGCATCTTTAATGAGTAGAATAAAACACTCTTGGAATTTAACTGGTATGGGTAGAGGATCTGCTCAGAAAATTGGTGGGTTTATGCACGATGATCCAGTTGAACAGATGTACACTTCTATGTCAGATTTATCTGTTTTGCCTAAGTTTAAACTACCTAGTTTACCTAAGTTAAATGTATCTACTTTAAAAGAATATTTAGGTAAATTTACTAGTAAATTAAAGAAGCCAAAGAAAACAAATAAGACAAGTGAAAATACAACCCCAATTGACCCACGTAACTCTGACCCAAACTGGGTAGGTGGAACAGCTTGGGCTGAACAACGCGCACAGAGCACAATTGGTATGCAGGCTACCAACCTACTTGAATACCCTCCACTCAATCAGGAACATTTTAGAAGAGAAGTTGTAGAATGGTATAGGAATGCCTATCGTACATCAGCAAACTTCCCATATGGTCAAAATGGATACGTAGATCCAATGGCTATACCAGAGCTACAACGAATTATGGCTTTGGAAAATGCAGCCCCTGCACCAAATTCATTCGCTGCAGCCAGTTCTGCAGCCAGTTCTGCAGCAAGGGCTAGAGAGGCAGATCACCTTCAACGGGCAGTAGATAAAGCTAGACAAGGGCGAGAGTTCTGGGGAGGATCATCACCTACTGTAGCCACTGGGCACCACATGACAGATTTTGTTAATACTTACTTAGATTACATAGATTCAGGAGGACATCTGTCTCCTATTGACTTTATTGAAACGATGTATACTGGCGTTGGAGGAGTAGTTCCAAATCGCCCTTCAACTGGGGCTGCAAGTGGTGGATTAATTAAAAATGGTAGATTAATAAAGGGGTTTGCTATAGGTGGCTTAGCTCAAAGCAAGATGTCTATTCCTAACTATAAACTTCCTTCCTATGCAGTTGGTTCAACATATATCCCACAGGATCAAATTGCACAGCTTCATAAGGGTGAGCGTGTACTTACAGCACAAGAAAATAAAACCTATTCATCTTCTGCACCAACTACTAATATTATTAATATCAACGGTAGCGATTTAAATAAAAAAGAAATAGCACAAGCAGTTATGGTAGAATTAGATAGAGCAAAGAGTAAGAACAACAAAACGAATATGGTGGGAAGATAATGGCATATTTAATTGATGCAGGAATACAGATCTCTATTGATGGTAACACTTGGTATAAGCTAACAGATCATAATAGAGATCCCATTGATATTTCTACAGAGTTAATTGAAACACAATCCCGCATGGCCAATGGCACAATGAGAAAATATGTTGTTGCTCAAAAAAATAATATTTCCTGTTCTTGGAAATATGTTCCATCAAAGCATTCTGAGTGTGTTGATGGTTTTTATAGCGCTGCTTGGCTTGAGTCATTTTATAAGTCTAACGCAGGACTACCTATTTACTTAAAGATTGTATCTTCAGGACTTAATGTAGACTCAGGCTTTGGATCACAGCCATTAGGAATATTTGTTACAGCACAGAACAGATCTAAAACATATCATGTGTTTATAACTGATTTTTCTAAAACAATTATTAATAGAACAAAGGTTTCAGACTACGTTGATATGAATATTGAGTTTACGGAGATATAGTGTTAAAAGTAGGAACATTAAACTCAACTCAAAGTACTGATATATTTACACAATCAGATTCAATTACTTTACTTCCAGTAGTGTCTGCTGAGTGGAATCATAATTTATTTAATCCCCCATACATTACAACTGCGGGAACAGGAACAAAGATTTCTGGAACTCCAATAGTTGCATATACTGAAGCAACAACTACTGAAGCAAAAGAAAACTTTACAACTAAAAAATTTACAATGTCAGACGGTACTGGATCAGCAGAATACTCAGTATCTGGACTATCTGGAGCAGCATATAAAGTAGTAACATACGTAAAGACTAATAGCCCAACACCAGTAATGATTAGCACATATGCAAAGGGGTCTGAATCACAATCTGGTTCCCAACAGGCTGAGGCTACTTCATTAACTTGGACAAAGATAGTAACATATGTAGCATCAAGAGAACCAAGCATTGGATTATTTAATTATAAGATTTTGGCAAATACTTTTTCCGAAGAAGTAGAAGATCCAACTATATTCTTTACTTTGCCAGAGATATATGAAACAACTATATTTGATTATAAAAATGCATCTTTATTTCCAACAGATAGTGTTTTTTCATATTTTAGGCCAGGTGAATCATACGTACCTTCAGGTAATGCTAACTGTTCTTTTGCTCCAAGATATAGAAGAATTGCTTCACGGATTAAGGAATCAGAAACAGAAAATACTATATTGGATACCAAGTTTGTTGGTAACAAATATATGCCAGTAAGTCCAATTATTCAAAACCCCAGTTTTTTCTTAGCATCTCCAGGATTAAACCCAGATACTGAAGACGTAGCACCTAATATTACAGGTAGAGGCACAGTTCTAAAAAGCGCACTGCCTACAGACATTAACCCATATAAGTATTTTGTTTCTGATCCTGCAACCACTAGCCCTTCATACAATCCAAGCATTACTGCTATTTATGAAAAAGGTTTGGTTACTAATAAATTAGTAATAAAGTTTAACACATTAATGACAATTCCAACTTTTAACCTATACATAAATGGATCACTGGTTACTGCTACTGTAACAACTGCAGCAACACCACCAGTAACAACTACAACAACAAATTTATCACCACTAGCAAATACTGATTTAGATAATACTGGAGTTATTGTTTTATACTGGACTGGAAGTAACTGGACAACAACACCATGGCCTGCAGATGGATTGCCAAAGTTTCAAACAAATGGATCACTAAATAAAACAACAATAATCAATAAGATTAGAATTACTCAGATAAGCCAGACAACTAATTCTGCATTTACTCATGTTTCTAAAAGTGATTCAGCATCTGCAGACCTAAAGAGAATGCATTTAATAGAGGTGTCACCTAGGCTTGAGGTTGATCTATCAGATTTTGTAACTGGATTAAATTTAGAAAAATCTTTAGATGGATCAAACACGGTATTACCTATATCTTCAATGAACTCAAACGATCTAAATATAACTTTTTCTGGAATACCAGCAACTAATAATCAATCTATTGTTCCTATATTTTCAAGCCAAAGTGATAATTCTCTAACAGTTCTTTCTAATATGCTAAGTAACAACATTAAGATTTACGTTAATTTTCACTTAAGTAACAGTGCTATTCTTGGTACATCTACTACATCTCACTCAAATGTATATATACCAGCAGGAATATTTTACTCAGATTCTTGGCAAGAAAATGATATTAAGGATGTTACAGTTCAGGCATACGATATATCTAAATACTTGCAGTCAAAGCCTGCACCAGATTATGTTTCAAATTTAAAAACGGTATTTTCAATAATAACAGACTTACTTGATCTTTCTGGGTTTACTGATTATGATTATGACTCACTATATAAAGTATGTAATAACAAGTCACAACCACTTGATATATCTTATTACTATGTTAACTCAAGAGATAAGACAGTCATTGATGCCCTTAATGATATTTTTCTTGCCTATCAAATTGGTGCATACATTGATGAGTATGGAATAATGAGATTCCTAAGTCTTTTTGATATTTTATCCAATCCTTCAGCAGGTATTTCTATATCAGAATCAAACATACAGGAAGGTGGAGTTTCAATATCTAGCACGCAAAAGCCAGGGAAGATATCATTAAGATTCCAGACACCAAGAATTAAGCAGTCACCATCGCTACAGAACGTAAAAAGTCTTTCCATAAAAGACTCACCTTCATTTATATACACAACATCTAATGACGTTGTGTGGGAGCAACAGTCTGCTGATTCGCTTGGGTTTAATTATTTAAAAGAAGATATGTCATCTGATTCTAATGTTTTAAGTATTAACAACAATGATCTACTTGACATATTCCATACTTTTAATATGGATTCTAATGGGTATGTTGTTGTAGAAGGTGAAATTATGTCTTTTCAATATAAAGAGTATGAGCTTTCTTCTTTGTCAGATGAAGAAAAAATAAAAACCATATCTATTAAAAATAGTATTGAACTGACAGGAGCAATATCTAATTTTATTAAAACAGATAGTTTGGGACTTAAAACAAATAATACCCAAGAGTTAGTTGAGGGAGTTAGAGAACCTCAAAATAGTGATATATTGATAACACCCACAGGAAACATAACCAATGTTCAACGTGGAATGTATGGAACATTACCTACAAACCATTCACGAATATCATCTTTATCAAGCAAAGGATTAATAGAAAAAACAATCAATAGCTCTTTTGTTTTTTCTTCAAGCACTGGTAAGACTATGATAACAAATAATCATGATCTTATTTCTGGAGTTGCAAATACAAGCATTCCAAATGTTACAAAACTTGGAATAATAAGTCAAGGAAGTAGCAATACTAAAGTTGCTGTATGCCCAAATACTGAAACATCTAGATCTTATAAAACATATTCAGTAAAATTTGATATACCAGATCAGGATCAAGCAGCAGCAGGTCTATATATTAATCAAAGCAGTACTGGATCTTTAGAGCCACTATTTATAGAAATGATTAAGTTTAGTACTATTAGCTCAGAACTTGGTATACCATACGATCCACCACGCTACACCTACATTATGGCTATTTACGACTCAACAACCTTATATGGTTATTGTGATGTAACTTCTCAATGCAATAATGCACTAAACAAGCTGCCAAGAATATTTAAGAGCTATCCAAATGCAGTTCCTCCAAACCTTAAATATGGATATGTTTTTGATCCAATTTTTAATCTAAGAGTTGTTCTTAATAAAACAGATGGTACGGATGGAGAAGATGGTACTATTCTAAATCCAGATACAGCTTTGACTATTTTCTTAAATAATATAGAGATTACATCTTGGCAGGTACCTAATACATCATACCTTGGAGGAGAATGGAAAGCCCCTGACGTAAATAAAAGATCTAGAGTTGGACAGAAGCCAAAAGTTCCAGTTATATATGGAGAATCAAAAAGTTTTGGATTCTATGCATCATCCGTTCCAAGAGCAATACCAGATGTTTCTTATCCTGGATTAACTAGTTCTGGCTCTGTTGTTGCTAACTTAAGAGAAATACATGCAACAGAAAAGCCATTGATGTCAAGAAATGCAGGATATTTTTATCAAGAAACAGAATTTTTAAATGGTATTGTTCAAAATCAACCATTGTCTTTAAACTCTTTAAGCTATATAATGCAGACTACTCCAGAAGTCTCAGGAATAACATTTTACGATGTTCAATATTCAACTCCAGCAGCCGTATCAGTTGATTTTCTTCCTATCCAATATGCAGTAGTTTACCATCCAGGCACTAGCAAAGAACAGCAACAATATGCTTTAAAAAAGATAGTGACACAAGAATCAGTTGCATACTCAACACCGTTAAATACAGGATTTAGAGCAAGAATGGCATTAGCTAATAACTCCCCTCACATGGTTCTTTTAACTAACGAGCCAAACGAAGTTGTTAAAACTAAAGTAAACTTAAAACTTTGGACAAATGAAATTATATCCTCTTCTGAACCTGAAATATTAGAGTTTGTTATTAATGATTCAAACCAAAATGATGTTGCCCAGCTTGATTCAGAGTGGGTACAATCAAAATTTGCAGGTCAAAGAATGTTGAAGATTGTTAGTGACGCACTAGATGGATTTTCTACTACTGTAACTGTAAACATCTTTGGAAACCCACTAATTCAAATTGGAGATCCAGTAACCCTGTCTTACAATTTAAACGGTATAGTCAATCAAAAATACGTAGTAACTGCAGTATCCCATAGCTTTGATAATGGCCTAAGCACAAGCCTAACATTGAATAGAATTAAGTAATAGCAGGACCACGGCGTGGTATAATTAATAGAATAGGAGATACTAAATGCCATATGTAAAAATATCAGATCCACAGATTATTGACCTTGCTGCTTGGCAAAGCGTTATTAACGTTGTTAATGCTCATGATGACAGCATTCTTTCACTGACTAATAATATAGGTAGTGGTTCACCCACACAAATTGACTATAACGGCGATGCTGACTTTGTAAATACCTTTAATCCAGGAACACAAAAAATACTATACGGAAGAACAAAAATTGTTATGAGCGAGATGAGTGTAGTTCCTAATTCAGAAGGCCAGATAGTTTATAAAACAATAGATTTTAATCAAGATGGAAGTACAGTTTTTACTGCAAGACCAATGATGACAGCTTCAATACAATTTAATCATTCAACCATTGCATCGCTTAGCGATAGCAACTATGACGTAATGTTTAGTCTTTTTAATGTTACTGCAAATAGTTTTAGTTTTAGAATTAATAGGACTGTAGCTAAACCAGATCAGACAACTGGAACAAAACCAGCTATACCTACTGGTACTTTTTATCTTAATTGGTCAGCACTAGGTCCAAGATAACTTGGTGTCACTTTGACTTCAAAATATAAAAATAATAAATCTGTTGCAAAAAACCCAACAGTATCAATTGACGTTGATGACCCAAGAGTATCTTGGGAAAATTTAAAAGCTACACAATCTCGCATTGGATCAGAAATTGAAATTATTGGTGGCGAAGGAAGACAAATTCTTTTTGGTAGTATTTCTAGTACTATTAAAGGCGACGTCAATAAAATTGATGATAATATTGTTCAAGTTGCAGGAATTCCACCAGTAGGAACGCCACCATTGGCAGTACAAAATTTAGTTGGATCTTGGGGACCAGATGGTGGTATAACAATAACTTTTGACTTTGATACAACAGATGATCTTAATTTTTATATAGATAGATTTTTAGTAAAAGTCTATGACTCTGAAACAGAAGAATGGACAGACTTAAAAGCAGGTTTTGGATATCCTGGCTCAACATTCTTAAACTATACATCACAATCACAAACACTATTTTTATCAGCAAAAGATATATCTCAAAGTTTAGATATAAGCACAATTATATCAAACATAACTAAAGTTGCAGTTGCTACTGCTGACATATTAAGTGTTGGCAACTATGTAGAATCTAATATGCCAGCATTTGTTTCAGATTTGCCACAACCAGAATTTACACTAACTGCAGGTATTGACTATTATTTAGTTACTCTTGATCCAACCAATATAGCTTTAGCAGTAACCAAAGGTTTTTATGGAGTAATTGTTGAAGAAAAAGTAACAACTGAAATGGTTAAAGCAAATGTTGGAACAACTGGATGGGTTCAAGCAGCACCAATAAGTTCTGGAACAGCAGTTGTAGTATATACACCAGATGGACTTCACCGTTGGGTTAGACTAAGATACGTTAAATCCTATGGTGAGCCATCTGTATATTCAGATATAAAAGACATAACTCCTCTTCCTTTTATGCCAACTAATACTGATCCACCAACACAGTTTACTGCTGCAAGTATTGCTTGGTCAGGAAATGATATTTCTGTTTCTTTTACTCAACCAACAACAAATGCTGGAACTACAGTTAAAGTAAAGCTTGTCCCATACGTTAATGGTGTAGAAAGCACATCTTTGTATGCACACTTTTATCATGTTATAGTTTCTCCAGAAACATCATTTAAAATTCTTTCTCTAGACATGTATGGACAGTTTGGAACATACTATTCAAAGTTTAAGGGGTATATAACTGCAGTTTCAGCTCAAGGAATTGAGACAACTGGAACAGTAATATCTGCGGGACCAATACAAAGAGCCAATCCACTAGCAAACATATACCCAACATTAGGAACACCAAATGTAAATACACCAACAGGATTATTTAGAGTAACTCCATCTGCTAGTGGATACATTGTTGATTTTGATATGCCAGCAGGAGCTAGCAGACTAGAAGTATATGAAAAATCAACAGATTGGACTGTTATTCCAACAAACGATGACAATGTTGTTTATTCTGGAGTTAGCCCTGCAAGTATTCCAACACCAGACAATAGCACAAGATATGTTATTGTACGTTACTATGATCAATATGATAATTATTCTCACTACAGTATGGAAGTTGTTGGACAAACATCAGGTGAAGAGGTTACTCCAATTGATATTGGGCTAGAATCTCTTATTGAGTTTCCAATTAAAATAGCAACTGACGGATCTATTTTTTCTGGTGCTGGAGATCACACTATTTATCCTCAAGTATTTTTTAATAGAGACGGACTATTTGCATAAGATGCTGACGGTGACTGGACAACACAGATTATCAATAGTGCTGAATCAGAAGAGCCTACATTTTTTACTAAGAGAGCAGTGATTGGAAACTGGACGATATCTCCAGATGGTCTGCAAAATACTTTGTTTGCATCAGGTTTAAATAATGATTATACTGGAATGTCTGCCAATCAAACTTATGCTTTCTGGGCTGGAGCAGAATCATCTTTAAATTCTGATGGACTTGCCAAGTTCTCTGTAAAGCCTACTGGTGAGGTAGTTGCTAGCAAGATAACGATAAATGGCGACGGTACTGGTGGAGATTTAATTCGTGCAGGTAATACAAACTTTATAGTAACACAAGCAGGAGCATTAACTGCACAGTCTGCAATAATAAAGGGTAGGTTTGAGGTTGATGGTCAATCTTACTTTGATGCCAATGTAAACATTAGAAATGGTTACTTAATTGCTGGAAGCGGTGGGGTAAATGTAGGACCAAACGTACAGATAGGTTCAATGGGTCTACAAGCATTAAATGCCTCTAATGCAGCAACAACTAAAATATATACATCTCCTCTATCTGTTTCAATAACAGATGCAGTGACTGGAAATACTGAAACAGTATCTGGAATTACAATATGGAGCAAAAAAGCTTTATTTGGTTCTACAGAATCTTCTGGTTTTGTGATAACAGATGGATCTATAAAAGCAAACTATATAACGATAGACTCAGCAGACCAGTCAATTACTTTAAGATCAAAAACATCTCTATCAACTAATGGTATTGTTTTAAGAGCAACCAGCGATACTGGTTATGCTATTTCAGCAGGAAACATTACTGATCCATCAATTGCTCCATTTTCAGTAACAACCAAGGGAGACCTATTTGCACAGAATGCTACAATTATAGGAACAATAAAAGCTAAACTTGGAGGATTTGGGTATTATAATCCAACTACTGCTGCATTAGTTAATGGCTGGGATGTAACTGGTGATACAACATCAGCATCCATAACTGCAACTGGAACGGCAAACATAGACTTATCTTCAGGTGGATCAATTATTGTTGGTAGCTACAAGATTAAGAGTGGAGGTACAGATTTTTCTATTACAAATATTTCTAGCGGTCAAAACATTTTGACAACAGATACTCTTGCAGGAATATCAAGAATTTTCTTAGGACAAGAAGGAAGACAGGTTGAGGTTTCAAAAAATGCTGAAATATCTGGAGAGTATACTGGATCTGCACAAGATTATCGTTCTGGCGGTTTAAGAAATATGTTTACTATCACTGTTAATCAATTTGCATCAAATACAAATGCTTTTCCAAGTGCTTCTAGTGGATCGGTTTTATTGGTGTATACACCATAATAGGTTTTTAATATGACGATTAAACTAAAGGTGGGTAGTTCATGGCAGGATGTTGCTTCTTTTAAACTAAAGGTAGGTAGTGTTTGGAAAAATATATCTAAGGCTTATCTTAAAACAGGTTCAGTTTGGCAAATATTTTTTGGTAAGCCTGGACCATTTACAACCACTGCTCCATACTTTTCTTCAGATACAGCAGGAAATGATTATGTAATTGAACCTATTATTTTTGGTTCAACAAAATATGGTCAAAGAGGAGTTTGGGACGGGGATGGTGAAACAATATCTTCATATACATATAAACTTGAAGGTTCAGACTCTGCAATACTAGAAGATGGACCATATACTAGTCTTATATCTGAAACATCTATGGGTGGATCATATGTTTCAATAACATTTGATTCAGATTTGTGGGACGGACAATGGTTAATTTTTACAGTAAAAGCTACAACTACAACTGGAACGACTGGCTCAGACAACACAGATAATATAGAAACTGGTCTTGGATATAGAATTCCACTAATTAGAAATAATCCAGTTAAACAAACAGGAACAAATGCAACCATATCTGGAATTACTACAAGTTTACCAGCAACTCTTACATACACTTCATCATGGAATGGAACTAAACCATACCTGCCAGATTCAACAAGAAGCTCAGTTAAATGGTATACAGCAACTTCTAATACATATACAGCAGATAATATAGCAACATATGGAACAGAGGTAACATCAGGTATAACTACTACTACACCTTCTGTAACTTCTAATGTTTATAATGTAACTTCGTCTTTAGTTACACCAGAAACAATCCCAGCAGACACTTATTACTATGCTGTTGACACACAAAAAAATAGTGGAACAGACTATAATATGGGGACAGACTTTGGAATAAAACAGTTTGATGTTTTTGGTCCAATACAAACTCCTCCAAACCCTCCTACAAACTTACAAAGAACTTTGGGTAATGGAACTTCAAAAACTTTTAGTTGGACAGCTCCAGTAGGTGGAGGAACATTAACACGATATGAGTATAGATATACAAGCCCATTTGGTGATTCAGGTTGGATTAGCAATAATCTTTTGACTAGTGTTTCAATATCAACAGTTTACGGATCACAAAATGTATTTTCTGTAAGGTCTGTTGGACCAATCAATAACGAATCATCTGCAGTTTTAACTCCATCATTTACTGTACCAAGAGTTACCACAGCACCATCTGCTATAACAATTAGATCAACATCAGCAGAAATAGACTGGGCATCTAATGATCAATATAGTTATTCTATTTCTTTATCTCCAGCAGGGGCAACATCTCCATATACAGGTATTACCTCAGAATCTGTACCAATATCAACACCTTCTCTTGATCTTCAACCAAGCACAACATATACACCAACAATAACAATTACATCATCTACTGGAGATACACATACGTTGCAGGGAACACCTTTTACAACTCTTGCACCAGTTCCAGGACCACCAACAAACTTACAAAGAACACTTGGTGATGGTACTAATAAAACTTTTACTTGGGATGCCCCAACATATGGAGCAACAGTTACATCTTATGAATATGCACAAAGTGGTGGCATGGGAGGAACACTTACATGGACTAATATTGGTTTGGTTAATTCTATTAACTTTACAAACTTTGGTGGTACTAATGTAGCATTTAATGTAAGAGCTGTAAGTGCTTCAGGAACTGGATCATTAGCAAGTACTGGACAGTTTACCGTACCAGAAATTTCTTCTTTTCCAGATGCTTATTCAGTATCATCAGTTAGTGCAGCATTTAACTGGACAAATCAGACTACTAATCAATCTACATTTTCTTTATCAATACCAGGAGCTACAGATACTCCATTTACTGGAACTACAGGAACAACTTATGCTGTTAACAATAAATTAACTCCTAGCACAACTTATAGTCCAAGACTAACAATAACTTCACCAACGGGAGATACTGCAACTAAAATTGGAGTATCATTTACAACATCTTCAGCAATTCCAGCAGCTCCGCCAAACTTACAAAAATCTGCAGGAAATGGTGGATCAAAAACATTTACATGGGAGGCACCATCTGGAGAGGTAACATCATACGAGGTTCAAGTAAATAACCTGGGATATGTAGACATTGGTAATGTTTTAACATATAGCGTGACTGGATTATCTGGAAGTAATACTTTTTATGTTAGAGCAAAAAACTCAATAGAAACTGGCTTTGCATCATCTATATCTATGGTTATTCCAACAATATCTTCAGCACTTACATCTTCTGCAGTTGCTGCTACATCAGCCACACTTTCTTGGGGATCTACAAACCAGTCAACTTATTCTATATCAATTCCAGGAGCACCATCTACACCATATACAGGAACAAGTGCTGTTACTAGATCAATTACTAGCTTAACTGAAAATACAATATACTCCCCATCTCTATCTGTAATATCAAGTGCTAGTGATACAGTGTCTTCTTCAACATCTTTCTGCACATTGGCAGGTCCTGCATCTATTAGTATTACCAATGTTACTTCAAATGGTTTTACCGCAAGCTGGTCATCAACCAATGCTACACAATTTTATGTTGATATTTTTAGAACTAGCAATGGCACTTCAATTAGTGGATACCCAAAATTTACAACTACTACAACTTCTGGAGCATTGACTGGTCTAGTAACTAATACTAATTATACTATTAGTGTAACTGGATTAAATCAAAATACTATTGCAGGAACATATGCTACTGTAACTCAAACTACAGGTGCTGCTTCTCCATTCTTCCCTCCATTCTTCCCTCCATTCTTCCCATTCTTCCCACCTACATTTGGTCCATTCTTCCCTCCATTTTTTGGATCAGACCCAGTATAGATTATTGAGAATCTATGATATACTTATTAGGTACTATGCATAAGGAGAAAAAATGGTATATATATTAACAAAAGAAGAAAAGATTAATATTATCAATCAACATCTTAAGAATCTAGAATACTCTAAGTTTAATTCGGAGATTTCTTTAGTTGAGGAATCTGCTGCAGTTCAACCACAGCAAATTTTAATTGATGAGATCCAGGGGCAAATAGATAACATTAATGCAAAACAATCTGCACTATTGCTAGAAATATCTTCTTTAGGATAAAACATATATGTCAGAGCTTACCAATGAAGAAAAAACTGTAATTGTTTTACAGCATTTAAAAAATATTGCATACTTAGAATATAATGCTATGTTAACTCTGTCACAGGAGCAAGCACTGTCAGAGCCTAACAATAAAAATATACAGACATTAAATAATCAGTTATCAGATATTGTTTCTCAAAAACAAATACTGCAAGATGAACTAAATTCTTTATCATAAAATACAAGGGGTGAAATAAATGGAAAATAAAGCAGAGCTTATTATTATGGCTTTACAACAAAGAATTGGCGAATTAGTTTCAAATTATGAAACACAGATAGCTGTACTAAGAGCTGAAATAACACAGTACTCTCAAGAAAAAGAATTAAAAGAAAAGGCAACAGAAGAATATTCTAATAGCCTTGAAGAAAAACTAAATAACTAAACATAGGGGTTCCATGTTAAAATGTACAAGATGCTCTGGGCGTGTTTTTGTTGACAGACAATATAGCAATTCAGATCACATAGAAACAGCGTGTATTACGTGTGGTAATAGAAAATTCTATCATCCACCTTCAGCAACTAAAGAGGGAGCATGGATACTTCAAAAGGAAAAATCCAGAGCCAAGCATACAATAACGAACCTGTAATAAAAGGTAAAGTTAAGGTATGGTTTATCAATGGTGATCTTGTAAAGGTTTACCATAGTTCTCGTTCTACTGGAATGGTAACGTTTTATAATATAACTAAAGATCGTTTAGAAACATGCTTGTTTTCTGATTTTAAAAAAAATCGTGAACGTGCATATAGTGTAGCAGAAACTGCAAAACTTGTCAATAGACATAGAAAGTATATTCCAAGTTTAATTAAACGAGGAGTCATTCCTCCACCAATTGGTGCATCACTTAATGGTGAAAGATCTTTTAAGGTAAGAGCTTATTATTCAGAATCTCATGTCAGAGAGATTCGTGCTATACTTGCAAGTATACATATTGGACAACCAAGAAAAGACAAATTAATAACAAACAACATGACTCCTACAAGCCAAGAGTTGACACGGCGTATGGGAGACGGTATACTTACATATACGAGAACAGAAGATGGACGATTTATTCCAGTGTGGAGTGAGTCTATATAATTTAGAAATGGGTGGGGTAATGGAAAACGATTCAACAAAGGTAAATGTAACACTAGGATATACACTTAATCTAGGAAATTTTCAATCACTAAGACTTGATCTTGGAGTTGTAGATAGCAAGCGTGATGGAGAAACTACAAGCGAAGCTTTTGAGCGTGTTTATAAGTTTGTAGAAGATAAGTTAACTGATAAGATTAACGAAGCAAAGTCTGAAATCAACGAGTAATGGCTGAACGCAAAGACCGTATGGCTTTGCTTAGTAGATACTCAAAATTGCACACAGCAAAATATGAGCAAAAGCCATCTCTAAATTTAAATGTTGAACAATGGGCAGCAGACGGCCTAGTTGAATCATACGGAATGTCTCAGTGCTATGATTTATTAGACTACTACTTCTCAGTGGCACAAGATCCAACTTGGAATTACTTTGCTTATAATGCAGAAAAAATTCTTAATGGTAAACTAGATGTAGAACAAGATATAAAAGATAGAAAAGAACGCAGGGCTAAAGCAAAGGAGTGGCTAAGTGAATAATACAGAGGCTAAAGTAATTTCAGCGGTATTACAGGATAAGCAACTTCATGTCTTACTACAGGCAAACGTAGAAACATTCCTTAGAACACACAATGACGTATGGAATTTTATTCGTCTATATGCTGAGAATAATGGAACTGTTCCTCCAGCATCTTTGGTAGTAGAAAAGTTTAGAGACTTTGAAGTTATTAAAGAGGTTGGAGCAACCAAGCACCACCTAGAAGAATTACAAACAGAATATTTAAATGACACATTAAAAGATATCTTAAGATCAGCAGCAACTGAGGTTCAGGGTGGTCAGGGGTCAATAGCACTTGAAGACCTTATCACAAAAACCTCTACCCTAAAAAAGAATACATCCTCTATCCGTGATATTGATGCTACAGATATTGATTCTGCTATTGCCTACTTTGAAAATGTAAAAGAGCAAATGGCTTTAGGTCATCGTGGTATTAAAACAGGATTGCCAGGATTTGACAACTACCTACCTTCTGGAATTATGCCAGGGCAGTTAGGAGTCTTTCTAGCATACCCAGGTATAGGAAAGTCATGGATGGCTCTCTACTTCGCTGTACAGGCCTGGAAACAGGGTAAGACACCCCTTATTATCTCCCTTGAGATGAGTGAGACAGAGGTTCGTAACCGTGTCTTTACAATTATGGGTGAGGGTCTATGGTCACACAGAAAGCTTTCTAATGGTGAAGTAGAACTTGAGATGATGAAGAAGTGGCATACAAATAAAATTGATGGTCGTCCACCATTTCACATTATCTCAAATGACTCTGGTGGAGAAGTAACACCTTCTGTAATTCGTGGAAAATTAGATCAGTACAAGCCTGACTTTGTTGTGGTTGATTATCTACAACTTATGTCTCCAAATCAAAAGGCTGATAACGAAACGGTAAAGATGAAAAACCTTTCACGTGAACTTAAACTAATGGCTATTAGTGAAGAAGTACCTATTATTGCTATCTCATCTGCTACACCTGATGATGTTAAAGATATGTCTACTGTTCCTACACTTGCACAAACTGCTTGGTCAAGACAGATTGCCTATGATGCTGACTGGGTTTTAGCATTAGGTCGTGGACTCAATAGCGATATTATTGAGTGTGCATTTAGAAAGAACCGTAATGGTTTTATGGGAGACTTCTTAGTTCAGTGTGACTTTGACAAGGGTTACTATCGCTATAAGGATTTTGAAGATGGCAAGTAAAGAGATATATACAGAAGAACAGATTCGTCGTGTACTTAATGGTGCAGGACTAGATATTGAAGCGGAGTTTGGCAATGACTTCATTATCTATTGCCCATACCACAACAACACTAGAACACCTGCTGGAGAAGTAGCAAAAGATAGTGGTTTGTTTTTTTGTTTTGGATGTCAAGTTACTAAGAATCTTATTGAGTTAATTATGTTTACTTCAAACAGATCATACTTTGAAACTGTTAGATATATCAAAGGTAAAGAGCAGCAATCTGATATCCAAACAATAGTTGGAAAAGCTTTATATGCACCACCTGATTTTGTTCAGTATGATGAACTACTTATTAAAAGATTAAATAAGCAAGCAGTTGATACGCCAATAGCAATGAATTATTTTAATAGTCGTAGAATCAATAAGGAATCTGTAATTAAGTTTGATCTTGGTTATTCAGAAAAGCAAGGTTCTGTAACTATACCAATTCACTCACCTGATTCTATGTGTATTGGCTTTGTTGCCAGAACAATTGAAGGAAAAGAATTTAAGAATACCCCAGGACTTCCAAAGAGTAAGGTTCTTTTTAACTTGCACAGAGTAAAGAGTTCTAGTATAGTATATGTAGTGGAATCATCATTTGATGCTATCCGCTTAGATCAAGTAGGTTTTCCAGCAGTTGCAACGCTGGGTGCTAATGTGTCTGTATCTCAGATCAGACTATTAGAAAAGTACTTCAATAATGTTGTACTTATTGCAGATAACGATGAGGCTGGTACTATTATGAAAGATAAACTAATTGAAAAATTAGGAAGTCTTGTAACAGTTATTAGCCTAGACAAAAAATATAAAGACATAGGAGACATGGACGATGATGAGATTAAAAAACTGGAGTTCCAGTTTGACAATTCAATCATATCTATGCTAAAATAGAAAAAACAAACAAGGAGAAATAAAAAATGGCAATTGTAAAAGGATTAAAAAACATTAACGCATTAGTAGATAAGCCAAAGTTTGAAGGCACAGGCACAAAGGTTCGTTGGTTTAAGATCGCTGACGGTCAAGCAGTAAAGATTCGTTTTATTGAAGAGCTTGATGAAGATTCAGCAAATTATAATGAGGCTCGTGGTCTTGCACTAGTTGTATCAGAGCACACAAATCCAAAGGACTATAAGCGTAAGGCTGTAGACACCATGGAGTCAGAAGGTCGTGACTGGGCAGAAGAAATGCACCGTAAGGATATGAAGGCTGGATGGCGTGCACGTCTTCGTTTCTATTGCAACGTTCTTGTAGATGATGGCATTGATGCACCATATGTTGCAATTTGGAACATGGGTGTTAGCAAGCAATCTGCATTTAATACTATTCGTGAGTATGCACTTGAAACAGGTAGCATCTCAAATCTTACTTGGAAGGTAAAGCGTAACGGTCAAGGTACTGAGACAAGTTATACACTTATTCCAAGTTCTCCAGATGCTGCTCCATTTGATTGGACAGGAATTGAACCATTCCCATTGGAGAAGGCACTAAACAAGGTTCCATACGCAGAACAAGAAGCCTTTTATCTAGGCTTTGATACTCCTTCATCTTCATCATCAGCAAACATTGACTGGTAATAGATGAACTACGTTGGCTTACATGTCCATACACACTACTCCTTAATGGATGGTGTTGCTACTCCAGAAGAATACGTGAACCGTGCAGTTGAGTTAGGGATGCAAGCAATTGCTATCACTGACCACGGTACTTTATCTGGGCATAGGGAACTGCACCGTATTGCAAAAGCAAATGGAATTAAGCCAATACTTGGTGTAGAAGGCTATATGACGACA